TTTGTTATCATTAAGATTTTAAATTTTTTCCGTGTTATGGTTAAAGGATTTTAATTCATATATCTTAGCTGTGGCACACTAGTTTTTATATGTGATTTTATTAAATAATTTTATTGTTTATTTTTACACTATACACTGTTTACAAATTTATTTTTTAATAAAGTTTATTATTATTGTTAATGTTGGAATTATAAAAATTTCTATTATACATATAATTTTAACTATATTTTCTATGGTGGATAAATTTATATTGTTTATTATTCATAATATTGAGTCTATTATGAAAAATATTTTTTAGTAGGATTTATTTGTAAACAGTGTATAGTGTAAAAATATCAATTTAATTATATTTAAGGTATTATTATGGTTTTCTCTCTGTATAAAAATATTTATAAATTTGTTAATTTATTAAAAATTCAAATAATAAATTTAAAAGTTATTATTAAAACTATTGTTATTGAAATAATTGTTTTAATTGGTGATACCATTCATGATAATCAAAAAATAGATGGTATCACATTTGTAAAAAATGAATTTATTATTTCTTCGATATTTTATTTTTTCTTTCTATTTAAAATAATTTATACAGAGAGAAAACCATAATAATATCAACTTAATTATATAAACTTATGATTTTATATTTTAATAACTATTATTAAAAATTAAATAGTATTTTTCAGTGTGTCAATTTTTATTATTTTATATATTTAACATTGTTAATAACATTGTTTATTAAACATTAAATAAACAATATATAGCATTATGTATAACATTGTTAATAATCAGTGTTTTTATCAATAAGTAAACAATAGACTTCTTGCGATACCCTTTTTTATTAAAATATTATTATAAAATATAATTTATGAGGACATAAAAATATGAACAATAATAAATTTAATACTCTTAATGATAGAGAATGGTTAAGATTAACAGGAATAAAAAAATCCACTTTTAATAAAATGTTAGATATTTTAAAAGTTGCTGAAATAGAAAAATTTAAAAAAGGTGGTAAAACTAATAAATTATCATTAGAAAATAGATTATTGATGACTTTATTATATTGACGAGAATATCAGACTTATTTTCATCTTGGTAAAAGTTTTGATATTAGTGAGGCTAATTGTTATCGTAATATTAAGTGAATTGAAGATATTTTAATTAAAAACTCTGATTTTCAACAACTTGCTGGTAAAAAAGCACTAATAAATGATTATTTTAATGATAAAACTATTATTATTGATGCTACCGAAACTCCAATCCAACGCCCAAAAAAAGACAAAAACAATCTTATTCTGGTAAAAAGAAAAAACACACAATCAAAACACAAGTAATTATCGAACAAGAAACCAAAAAAATTATTGCAACAAGTTTTTCGCTCGGAAAAAAACATGATTATGCTTTATTTAAAGAATCAAAAATCCCAATTTTAAAAAATACCAAATTAATAGTTGATAGTGGTTATCAAGGAATACAAAAAAATCACAATAATGTTCTAATACCTACAAAGAAAACAAAGAAAAACCCTTTAAACAAAGAACAAAAGCAATATAATAGACTAGTTTCAAAAATGAGAATTATTATTGAAAATATTTTTGCTATTCTTAAAAAATTTAAAATTATTACAGAAAAATATCGTAATCGAAGAAAAAGATTTGGTTTAAGATTTAATTTAATTGCCTCAATTTATAATTTACAATTATTATATTTAACATAAAATATTTATTTAAAATTAAATAATTTAAATAATAAATTAATTTTTCGTTGTGGAAAAATATTAAATTTTTAAATAAAAAACATAATTAATTAAAATTATATTTTTCTATTAGTATCTTTTTTACAAATATTTGCAATTTTTTAACAAGTAATGCAAGAAGTCTAATGATTTTGTTTAGTTTAATTGATTTATTACTTTGGATAATTTCATTAAATTATACTGGTTTAATATTTTGATTATTATTTGCTTTACAATGTGTTTATTTTGTTTGATGAGTATGAAAAAACATATTTTATCAGTTGAATGCTTTTCGGTTAGTTAATTTTGTTTGAGATAATCCGTTATCGGTAATTATTGGTAAGTTAGGAACGGGTAAAACTTTACTTTTAACTTATTTATCACAAACTATGAAATTATTAACAGATAAGATTTATAGTAATTATCCGTTAGAAGATGATAAAGTTAAGGTTTTAACATTTAATAATTTAGATTTTACAGATAGAACAAAACCGGTTCCACCTGATGATAGTGTTATTTTATTTGATGAAAGTTATTTATATATTGATGGAACTAGTCCCCACGATGAGAAAAAAGTTCATAGTGGTAAAATTCCGTGAATTGTATTAGCAAGACATTTTGGTAATCGTGCTTTATTTACAGCTCAGCGTGAGGGTATGATGTGAAATAATATTCGACAATTAGCAAGCGGTATTATTATTCCAATTTCATTGAAAAAACCCATTGCTAAAAAAGGATTAAATTTTTTTAATCGTTTCTTTGTTATGCGAATTGGTATTTTCCAAGATATTACTGATTATGAAATTTGAAAGACAAAATCAGTGGAACGAACAGCAGAAGGTAAACGTGCAAAACATAAATCTGATGTCGGGTTAGGAATTCGGTTTTTTAAAATAATTATTCCGTTAGAGTTTGCTCAAAAATATGATAGTCAATGATTAAAGTTTGTTCGTGATTTAAAAAATGATGAAATAGTTAATAAAAAAGAATATTATTGGTTGGAAATTACTAAATTGAGTGTTAAAGAGCGTTTAGAATTGTTTGATATTGATATTTTGAAAAAGAATTTAAAACCTAAAAAAGAAAAAGGAAGTGGTAAAAATGATTAATTTATTATCAGAAAGTAGTAATTGAGATAAGATTTTTAGTTTTATTTTTGATGTATTTTTGTTTATTTTTGATGTTATTTGAAATACTAAATTGCCAATGACAAATACAACAATTGCTTATTTTATTATCTTTTTTATGGTGGTTAAGTTATCGATTTATGCAATTCACGGAACAAGAACGCAATATAACGAATTAGGTTCAACTGTTAAAAACAGTACATCAAAATTGTATGCTTCAACAGTACGTGGTGTTAAAAAAGCACATAAGGCTAATAAAAATGGTCAGTGAAAGGAAACAGATTAATGATTAGATTAGTTTTATTAGTTGTTGCAATTGCTATTTTTGGTACTGGTTTTATTACTGTAATTATTAATCAATTAACATCAGCAAAAAATATCATTATGGATTTATATAACTCAGATACTTTTTTACTTTCTTTATTTGGTAAAATGGCAATTTTGTTTTCTCATCCGTTAATGTTAACAATATCGAGTTTATATATTGTTGGATTTATTAGACTTCTTGCGATACCCTTTTTTATTAAAATATTATTATAAAATATAATTTATGAGGACATAAAAATATGAACAATAATAAATTTAATACTGTTAATGATAGAGAATGGTTAAGATTAACAGGAATAAAAAAATCCACTTTTAATAAAATGTTAGATATTTTAAAAGTTGCTGAAATAGAAAAATTTAAAAAAGGTGGTAAAACTAATAAATTATCATTAGAAAATAGATTATTGATGACTTTATTATATTGACGAGAATATCAGACTTATTTTCATCTTGGTAAAAGTTTTGATATTAGTGAGGCTAATTGTTATCGTAATATTAAGTGAATTGAAGATATTTTAATTAAAAACTCTGATTTTCAACAACTTGCTGGTAAAAAAGCACTAATAAATGATTATTTTAATGATAAAACTATTATTATTGATGCTACCGAAACTCCAATCCAACGCCCAAAAAAAGACAAAAACAATCTTATTCTGGTAAAAAGAAAAAACACACGATCAAAACACAAGTAATTATCGAACAAGAAACCAAAAAAATTATTGCAACAAGTTTTTTGCTCGGAAAAAAACATGATTATGCTTTATTTAAAGAATCAAAAATCCCAATTTTAAAAAATACCAAATTAATAGTTGATAGTGGTTATCAAGGAATACAAAAAAATCACAATAATGTTCTAATACCTACAAAGAAAACAAAGAAAAACCCTTTAAACAAAGAACAAAAGCAATATAATAGACTAGTTTCAAAAATGAGAATTATTATTGAAAATATTTTTGCTATTCTTAAAAAATTTAAAATTATTACAGAAAAATATCGTAATCGAAGAAAAAGATTTGGTTTAAGATTTAATTTAATTGCCTCAATTTATAATTTACAATTATTATATTTAACATAAAATATTTATTTAAAATTAAATAATTTAAATAATAAATTAATTTTTCGTTGTGGAAAAATATTAAATTTTTAAATAAAAAACATAATTAATTAAAATTATATTTTTCTATTAGTATCTTTTTTACAAATATTTGCAATTTTTTAACAAGTAATGCAAGAAGTCTAATAAATAAGGCTAGTTATGATCTTTAATTCTCTAAGTACTCTTAATTTTAATGAAAACTAATAATTTAATGCAAGTTTGATAAAAACACGATATAATATATGTAATTTAAGGTGGATGAAAAGATGAAACGAAGAAAGTATCGACAGAACCCGAAAATTAAACGAATGTTTCGGATTAAAGGGGAATATGAAGCAACAAAATTAGCACAAAATTTTGTTCGTTATATGACTAACCCTTTCCAAGATAAACGAATCCGAAATGAACTAATTGATACTGAAAACGAAATATATATGACTGATATTAGCAATGATGTTGATAAAACTTATACTATTGCTATTAGTACCCAACTAGATTACCAAGAAGATGCTGAACGTGTTAAAGAGTTAGTAAAAGACTATGTTGACAATGATTTAGATTTTTTATGATATACCATTGGTGAAAAAATTGATGAAAAAGAACAAGCTTTTTTTGAATCATTAGGTTTTGTTCAAAATGAAATTTTAGTGGGAATGGTCCTTGATTTAACCAAATGAAAAAAATATAAAACAAAAACTGATAAAAGTATTAAGTTTCGACGAG